TATTTCTCTCCTCAATTTCTAATCGTTATGCCTTTGAGATGTTTGAGGGTGGTGATGACCATTGGGAGGTTATAAAATGATAGAAATTCTTCTTGTTTCTACTCTTCTTACTTGTGAGGAATCTCATGAGTTAGTAGAGAATATAACTGCATCTTCCCAAACACCAAATAAAGAAGAACTTATAGAAGTTATTAAATTAAACACTGAACCAGAATGCTATGAAAGATCAGAACACGATACATGAAGAAGAAACACAAGATCAGAAATGGAATCGTGGATTGGATCTTTATATAGAATCAGTCCAGAAACCAGATCATGTTCTTCGTGCTTGTGCTCATAACCAGAAATGTTATAATGAGTTGATGGCAGTTCGAGAGCATGTATTGGAATATGTTTATACTTTAAGAAGATGAAGAACCACGAACCAGTTAAATCATTTAATGGTATTAGTGTTATCTTATTGCGTGGTGCTATGGGAAAACATTATATGAAAGATTGGACAGAAGAACAAGTAAAAGAGTATGAAGATTGGGTAGGTATAAACTCGTAGGCATAAATTTTTGTAAAACCGAACTGCTTTTGTGTTGCTTTCCTGACTAAATAGATATAGAATTGAGGGACAAGATGTAACCAAACTTTCTTGGTTATGGTGTTCAGTTTAGTAAAATGGAGAAGATTTATGCACAATTTAATATCCCACAATCAGTTAGCAGGATCAAGACACACAGAATATATGTCTGATTCACATAACGATTTAATAGAAGAATACTACGAGTGCTTAATTGAGTGTGATGACGATCAAAGTACCTGTAAACGTATATGTAAGGAGGTTCTAGTCTAACAATTAGTCTAAGTAACATTAATCACAAAACCCTTGACTTATTCAGTCAGGGGTTTTATACTGTACGCATAGATAAGATTTAGTAATGCCTAAAGAAAAAGTATATGTTCCTGTCTTGGAACCAGAATCAACTTCATATGTTGAGTATATTGAACTTGGTAGAACTGTAACTCCTCAACCAGTATTTAAAAAGGATACTATTCGTGTTAGATTATTACAAAGATGTTTGGGTAATCCAGCAGAAACCTTTGATACAGAAAAGAATTGGGAATATGATGTTCCTTGGCCAGTGGAAGAGGTTAAGGTTGAGGAAGTAGTAGTAGAGAAGCAACCAGTGAAAGCTAAGAAGAATTTACTAGAAAGGATTACAAGTTAATGGCATGGTGGAATAATTGGAGTGCTTTATCAAATTATAATAAAGAACCAGAACCTGAACCAGAGGTAGTTCCTACATTTATTGATAAGTTAGCATCAAAAGGGTTTCAGTATAATGAAACCCAAGATTGGTATCAAAGAACATGGACAACACCTTTACCAGAAGGTATAGATACTTGTTTGGAAGTGTATAAGAAGAATAAGGATAATACTTGGACTTCTATCATGTATGGTACTGATGGTGGAATTTTTTATGAACAGAATGTAGGTGCAAGAGATGAGTGATGAATTTAGTATTGATATTGATAAGGCATTGGAGAATGCCAAGACTACTGACTTAGCAGGTGGATTTGTAGATTATTATCCTAGTCCTATTGAGTCGGTTAAACATGCAGTTAATAATTGTATTGATCTAGCAGGTTTAGATAAGAAGATGATGGGTGATATAGCAGATGGTGACTATACTTCATATGATTGTTATGATAGTACTGGTAGACACTACACTAAACTTGTGATAGAGTATGAGGAACCAAAAACAAGATGATATATAATGAAGATGCAATGGAAGCAATGAAAAATCCTCTCAGTCCCGTTAAACAGGTAAGAGAAAGTTATTCTAGGTTCTTACAGAAACATGTAACCGAGGTAGAGGTGCAGTTTAAGGATGAAGATCCTGCATGGATACCTTATGATACATTATTAGCAATGCAAGAATCAAATGAAGGATGAATTATTAGAACTCTTAAAGAAGTATTCTTATAAAAAGGGTGAATATAAACTTTCTTCAGGAAAGACAAGTGAGCATTACGTTAACTGTAAACCTGTAACTTTAAGTGGTCGTGGACTGACTCTTACAAGTCTACTGATGTTAAAAGAGGTGAATACAAATGTAGTGGCAGGGTTAACTCTAGGTGCTGATCCATTGGTCAGTGGAGTGTCTCTAGTGTCTGCTCTTGATGGTAGAATGGTTAATGCTTTAATCGTCCGTAAAGAGGCAAAGGGGCATGGTACACAAGCATGGATAGAGGGTCTATTGCCACCTGAAGGAACTCATGTTACAGTATTAGAAGACGTAATTACTACAGGAGGTTCGTCAATAAAAGCAGTTGAGAAATTGCGTGATGCTGGTTATGTAGTTGATCGTGTAGTAGCAATCGTGGATCGTCAAGAAGATGGTGAAGCGGATGCTGCAATGAAAGAGTCAAAGTTGGAACTTATTAGTTTATTCACACTTAAAGATTTTACTGATGACAAGGATGAATAACCATACCAAATTAACATTTGCGTTGGAACATATTGCTCATCTGGAAGATCTATTTGAGGATAATGCTGATGGGGCATTACTAGGAGCATCTCTGAGAGATATTAAATTTATCCTAGAAAGACAAATCAAACATGAGGAAGAAAAA